CCCAGCACAAAAACGAGCTTATGCCGCTAAAATGCGAAAGCCAGTGGTTAAGCGTCGTCCGAAGAAAGCAATGGTTACCAATGCGATTGTTGGGACTCAACGAGTTAGAGGACACGGCGACTATAAGAAGTCCGTTGGATATCAAATTGGAAAGGATATAGGTGGAGCACTCGGATATGGTGCGCAGCATTTGATAAAGTTTTTGACAGGTTTTGGAGATTATCGTATCATTAGTAATTCTCTCATGTCGGGAGTGTATGATCCACCTGAGTTGAAGAATTTACGTGATAGAGGGGTTGTTGTAAGGCATCGTGAATATATAACGGATATCACGGCAACTAGTGCGTTTACCTTACAATCTTTTCCTATTAACCCCGGATTACCTGCTTCATTTCCATGGTTAGCTCAAATGGCGGAAGCCTTTGAAGAGTATTATGTGACAGGAATGATATATGAATATAAGACACTTTCAGCAGATTATACAACGGCTAGTTCTGCTGCGTTAGGATATGTTATAATGGCTACTCAGTATAATGTGTTAAATCCTGTATTTCCTGATAAGAAGACTATGGAGAACTATGAGTTCGCAAATAGTTCTAAGCCATCAGATTCGTTTATACATCCTATAGAATGTAAAAAATCTGTTACTCCAGTTTCCGAAATGTATGTAAGGACTGGAGCTATTCCTGCTAATGCAGATCAACGTCTTTATGATTTAGGATCATTTCAGATTGCAACGGGAGGCAATTCTGGTTCAGGAGTTCTTGGAGAACTTTGGTGTACATTTGAAGTAGTTCTCTGTAAGCCTAAGCTTATAGAAGCTATTGGATATGATGTGCAGACTGATCATTGGCTGTCTACTACTGGTATTACTAATGCTAATCCGTTAGGGACGGTTAAAACGCTTGCTCCAGGTAGTCTTATAGGCACTACTAATATAGGAAATGCGTTTAATCAGATTCAGTTTCCTGTGGCTATAACGGATGGTTCATTTCTATTTGTTTATCAAGTTACAGGGTCTTCTACAGCTTGCACTGCTCCGGTTCTGACGGCTACAAATGCGAATTTCTTGAGTGTGTGGCGGAATGATTCCGCGATGAATGTGTCAAATACTGGGCAGACCGTTACTACATTTATATTTTCATTCGTTATGTCGGTTACTGGATCAGCTCCATTGGTTACATTTGGTGTTGCCGGTACTTTACCTGGATCGGCCGTTTCAATGGATTTGTGGATAACTCAGATTAATGGTAGTATACTTACTTAAATAGGCCAAAAAAGTCTTCACGTAAACCCGTATGGTTTATATCATATTTTTTTTAATTAATTAATTTTATATCACTGTGGAGTGATTGTTTTCGTCTACGGGGATTCCCGTAAGCGACTTATCATTGGGCGTTGCCGCAGAGGCCCAAGTCCGAAGGACGGTGGCATGGGCCGAAGCATACGTGTGTGGCGGAGCAAGCCGGCACGGCGAGGACGTAGTCCGTAGAGCCGGGAGGCGCGGTAGGATTCATAAATAGAGCGACGGGAGGGGCGGGGGCGTCCCGCGCGTGGGACCCGCCCCGACGAGCGCAGTTAAAGGTCTATATATTTCATATTTCTAATATATTATCTTCTAACGTTTCCTGGCTGTAATCATTAGAATTACTCAGTAATCTGTTTAATTCTGTGTTATTATCATTTATTTCCAAAAGCTGTATACACTCAGCGTATAGAGGTTTTTTTTATTTTGAATAGAATCGAGGCTGGAACATCTTGTTCAGTGTTACCTCGATTCTTGTATTGCGTTGAAATATTATTATCAATTGAATTGTTCGTGTCATCCTTAGGGATGCTTACGGATGGCTCGTTGGTTTGAGCCTCAATATCAATTGGATATTCGCAGTTAACTTTGGACAATGTGCGTAAATCCCAACGGTCTTGGCTTAGTTTGCATTGTTCTGGGTTAAAGTTACTGAAACATATAATGTGAGGCGTAGCGTTGACTTTTAGCCCACTATTATATTTTGCGGAGAATACGACGCCGTTTTTGATGGATTCTATGATTTCATAGTTAATCCGTCCTTCTACACTTCTAGTGAAGTCGAATATTGCTATACGTTCACCATTATAAGCGTGGGCTATATCAGCTGATTTTGCGTTAGTAAAATATGCACAGTCGCCTTGTGTGAGTAAATACTTGGCGAATGTTGATTTGCCTGTTCCACCTATG